AGCATGAGAATTCAAAGAGCATTTTTATTAGAATATGACGATCATTGGAAAAAAATTGTAGAGAATAAAACACTGTGGCAAAAGGTTAAAATTGATATTAAAGATACAATGATGGCCCATAGTCTAAAACTTGGAGGAGTTGATCCAAATATGGGTGTAACTAAAGAGTATTATAATAAGAAATGGGGAAGATATCCATCAACTAGTGAAGACCCATACAACTCTTTCTTTTATCCATTTGACAAAAAAGAAAACGGTCTTGGTTATTTTACAGATGATTACTACAATCAATGGATAGAACAAGAATCTAAAAAAAACAAAACAGAATTTTTTGAAATAAAAGTTATCTGCCGTTGTGGAAATGTTTTTAAATCTACATCTGTTGTAGGAAATATAAAAATTAATACCTGTGCCGCTTGCGACACTTCTGAATTTATGCAAGATGGAACTAAAAATGAGTAACATAAAAGCATATCTATATTCAATTAACCCACTTGACTCTGCCGACGGAAAATGGGACTATGGACTATTGAAGCAAACATTTGATAGAAATCATATTGAGCAAATAACTGTAAAAGAACTTCCAATAGAAGAAAGAGCCTTTGTAGTTATTCCTGGTCCAGGAAACGCTGGTAATGAAAAAGAAATATCTGCAGAGTTAAATAAAATATCAAGAGTTGTCTTATTTGTTAATGGTGATGAAAATGCTAAATTTAATGTAAGTGAAATTAAACATCCTAATATTGAAATATGGATTCAGTACCCTCATAAAAAGCATGGGGAGTATAACCATATGCCAGTAGGTGCCCCACAACACTTTAAAGATAACATTCCAGAATATAAAGAAAAAGAATATGACGTATACTTTGGGGGACAGATAACACACTCAAGAAGAAGAGAGTTAGCCTCAGTTATGCCAAGATTAAAAAATTCACTATATGGACCAACAGAAGGGTTTTCCTTGGGCGATAAACCAAAAGACTATTATGCTAAACTTGCAAGTGCAAAAATTGCTCCATGTCCATCTGGTGCAGCAGTAATAGATACATTTAGATTTTTTGAAGCAATAGAGTTATTAACTCTACCTATTGCAGATAAACTAGATCCATCGATGACAGAAACAAAATTTTATATAAAAATGTTTGGTCCTGAATTTCCTGTTAAGTCTTTAGATAATTGGAATAATCTTGAAAAAGTTCTGCCAGATTTATTAATTGACTATCCAAGAAATATGCATCAAGTAGTTTGCTGGTGGATTAAATACAAGAGAGACTTTTCTATAAAGATTATGAGACAAATAAATGCAAATAACTGATGTTACTATTGTAGTTCCAACTTCTTATATACCAAGTCATCCTAGCACTAAAGTGATAGATGAAACAATTAAAAATATAAGATTTCATTTTCCCAATAATGAAATTATTTTACAAATAGATGGCATAAGAGAAGAACAAAGACAATACGAAGATGAGTATAACGAATACAAAAATAAAGTTCTATGGAAATGCTTACATGAATATAAAAACGTATTGCCAATAATTTTTGATAAGCACAGTCATCAAACTACAATGATGAAAAGAACCATTGGGCTTGTAGAAACATCTTTAATTTTATACATAGAAGGAGACTTGCCATTAAGAACTGATAGGCCAATAGAGTGGCAAAAATGTTTTGATCTAATTGGTAATGAAAAAGCAAACGTGATACGTTTTTATTTAAGAGAAGAAGTTCCTGTAGAGCATGAGCATATGATGTGTGGAGAAGAAGACATTTTCTTAAAGACTGTTCAGTGGAGTCAGAACCCTCATCTTGCCTTAACTAATTATTACAAACAAGTTATACTTCCGAATGTCAAAGAAATAAACTATATAGAAGATGAGATTTATGGAAAAGTTCAAACTGATTGTGAATACTTACCAAACCAAATAATACCTTCAGAAGACAACTATGAGTTTAAGATTAGAAATTGGGAAGCACACAAAATCTTTATATATTATCCAGATAAAGGAAAAAACATAAGCCGTGTTATTCATTTAGATGGCAGAAAAAGTACTCAAAAGTTTACGAATGACGATAATCACTGGGAATGGAAAACAATTGAAGAGGCTAAAAAAGAATTAAGGGACTCTGGATTTTTTGAAAACGGTGAAAAATGAGAGTTGGAATAATTGCAAGATGTGATGATACTGGTCTTGGTAATCAAACCAGGGAATTAGTTAACATGTTAAACCCTGACAAGATTATGCTTATTAATTCAAGATTCTTTAATCAAAATAAACAACATTTTGACTGGTATGATGGATATAACTATACTGCTACACTAAAAGGCTTTCCGACAACGGCTGAAATAGCAAACTTTATTACAGATCTTGACGTAGTAGTTAGTTGTGAAACATTTTATAGTCCAAGATTTATTGATATAGCAAGATCTCGTGGAGTTAAGACAATACTTCAATATAACTATGAGTTCTTTGGAAACCTTGTACATACAGAGTGGTCACTTCCAGATGTTCTTGTTGCCCCAAGCCTATGGAATATGGATAAGATAGTTGAACAATTTGGCGATAGTTGTAAGGTTGTTTATCTACCGCCACCAACAAACCACGAAAACTTTAAGAATGCAAAAGAAAACAATATGTCAAAGAGTCATAATCGTATATTACATATTGGTGGTAAGGCTGCAGTTAAAGATAGAAACGGTACTAATTCTGTTATAGAAATGCTTAAGTATTCTACAGGAGATTACGAAGTTGTAATTAAAACTCAAACTGATTTAGGTATTAGAAATACTAATGAAAGATTAACTATTCAGACTAATACAACAAAAGAACCAGAAGATTTATACTCTGGCTATGATGCAATGGTATTACCTAGAAGGTATGCTGGACTATGTTTACCTATGAATGAGGCTCTTCTTAGTGGGCTACCTGTTTTTATGCCCCGCATTTCTCCAAACAATGCCATCCTTCCTGATAAATGGACGGTAGAGGCAAATAAGATTGATGAATTTAAGGCTAAGGCTATTATTGATGTATATGATATTGATCCAAAAACTCTTGCAAAAATAGTTGATGATTACATGGAAAAGAAAGATAGTTTAATTAAACAAGAGGCATTTGATCTTGGGTTTCTTAATTTTTCAACAGAGTCATTAAGAGATAAATACATAAACTTAATTAACTCGTAAAACAAAAAAGCCAGCCTATCTCTAGACTGGCGATTCTGTAAGTAAATATTACTTCTTTGGCGCTGCCTTCTTAGCAGGTGCCTTCTTCTTTACAGGTGCCTTAGCAGCCTTCAGAGCGGTCTCTACAGCCTTAGCATCTGGCAAGATACCAAAAGCCTTGTCTGCTGGATTGATTGCTCTAATTGCCACTGGTGCGATTGCTGCAACAAGTGCAGTCCATAGATCCTTTGGATCTGTTACGCCTGCCATGTATAGTGCAAGGCCTGATGCAAGGACTGAACGTCCGTATGATGCAAGTAGTGCCTTTAGTTGTTCTGTGTTCATTTTTCCTCCTAGGATAGAACCTTTATTAGTATAGCATATCCAGCCCATAGCCCTACAATTCCTGCGACTCCCGCAAAAACTGGTGGTGCTGGTACTGGCAATTTGAATGCAGCAAATACTACACCACATCCAAAACCTGTTAGTGTTGATAATAATATATCTCTCATTGTTTTATTTCATCTTCTGGCAGTAGTGTTTTTAATTCTTTATATGCTTTTGAAATATTTTTCATAAGTGGGTAGTCTGGTCTTGACATAGACAATGCTTCTCCATATTCGTCAAAGTATGATATGTCTGCATCAACATCATTAACAAATTTAGTTAATCCTTTTTGTACATTTTCAATATATTCAAATGCCCATAGTCTAGAATCAGAAAGAAACTTAATAAAGTTTTCTTTGTGTATTGAATCATCTGAATTTTCTTTTATCTTTGTAGACTTAGTTATATCAACATACTCTTGAAGCAAAGTCTTTTCAATAAAAAGTTTTGAAACATCTCTTTTAAGTTTAATGGACTGTCTTAAAACTAATAGGTATGATGCTGCAAAACAAACTGACAATGTTGCAAAAACAACAATAAAAATATCTTTCATATCACCACTCCACATGTTTTAATTATATCCTAATACTTGGGGCTTGTCAAACTATAAAAATCTTTAAAGTTAGTATTAGTAAAGATCTCATACTCGGCAAGAGTTCTAACGCTGCCAGCGCCAAAAACACCTTCTTCTTCACCACAAAGAATTCTTTTTTGTTTGTTATATGATATTTCTTCTATTTCTTTCCAAGATATTCCACGTAGATTTCTATCTTTCCATATCTTACTATATCCTCCACGAGAATAAAAGTGGTATACAATATTTTTTGAAGGAGAGTATATGTCCCATCCCCTTGTCCATGACCTCATAGCAAAGCAAACCTCTTCACCAAAGAAACTAATTTCTGAATCATAGGGCACTTCATTAACTATTGAACCATCTGAAAATATAAAGCCACCAAGGACTGTCTCAGAAAGTT